GAAGGGTCCCGGCTTCTCAACCGGGTCGTCGGCAGCGTCGCGTTCGTCAACGCAGCCCGGTCGTTCGTAGCGTTCGGCCGTGACCCGGAAGACGCCGACGGCGAGAAGGGTACGCGGCGCGTGGTTGTGCCGACGGCTTGTAACTGGGGGCCGCTGGCGAAGTCGCTGTCCGCGAACGTCGAGAGCCGCATGGTCGACCTACACGACGGCAGTACGGCGAGCGTCGGCTACCTGAACGTGACCGGCGAGAGCGTGGTGGTTGTCGAAGACCTTCAGCGCGGGCCCCAGGACGGCGCCGACCACGACGACGTAGAGGCCGCGCTTATGGCGGCGCTCGACGACGGGCAGCCGCACACTCCGCGCGAGGTGAAGGCGGCCGTAGCGGGTGAGTTGGGGCGCTCGTGGAAGACCGTGCAGCGTGCCGCGGATGTGCTCGTGGCCGACGGCAAGATTGTCCGTGAGCATCCCGAGGCGCCTTCGCTTACGAGGTGGCGGTTGCCTTTGGACGCCGACGATTTCCTAACTTCCCGGCCTTTGGACAATTCCGACGATTCCCTAACTCCATTTTGTGTCCATAGAGAGAGAGAGTCAATGAACACGGGACTTTCTTTGGACACCGAGTTTTCTTTGGACACAAAGGGAAACGGGGAAACCAAGGAAATGTCCATAGGACTCGACGACGAGCTTGCTCGCCTCACCGCGAAGTACGGCGACGACGACGAAGAGAGGGCCGCCTGATGAGCCGCCCATTGATCGAGGTTCCGACTCCGGCGCTCGCGTTGCGCCGCGCTGAAGCGGCCGCATCACTCGGCATCAGCGTCGAAACGTTCGACTCCCAAGTGCGGCCATTCGTGCCAGTAAAGCGCCTCGGCGGCGTGACCGTCTACCCAGTTGCCGGCCTCGCCGAGTTTCTCAGCACCGCGACCAGCATCGCCGCAGACCTCAGCGAGCGAGCATCGTGATTCGTCCGGGCAACGAACGGCCCGTCGAATCGCGCAGCGATCTCGTGTGGCTCGACCCACCACGGCTACTGTCGCGAAATCGACGCATCGTTGTTGTCGCGTACGACGTCGGCAAACCGTTGCCTGAATGGCTAGCAGCCGACCTCGCCGAGCCGCCGTCGTGAGCCGATGTGCGCTGTTGCGCTGCGACGTATGCGGGCACGACGACGACGACAGCCACGAAAACCGAGTCCTCGCGACCGTCGATCGTGGTCTGGTGTTAATTGTCTGTGAGCAGTGTCGCTCTCGCTCGCTGAAACCCATAGCGGCACGAAGACTGACTCGTGGCAGCTGGCCGCCGCGGGTCAACGAACCGTGAAGCGTGACCTAGATTCAGATGGAATTGCCCTTTTACGCTGAGGTGACCGCTGACCGCTACAAGTGCCGTGGCCTCGATATCGCCGTAGGTGACCGCTCAGGCCGGCTGGTCGTCGAATTCTTCACTCGCAAGCATCAACGCCCGATGATTTCGTGTCGCTGCGACTGCGGCTGCCCCGTGCTCGTGAGGCCGCACAACTTCGCGAGGAGCGTGAACAGGAGTTGCGGGTGTTGGCTGAGACAAAGCCTGGCAAGGCTAAGCGCCGCACAGACAGGCGTTCCGCACACCCCCGAGCGCATCGCCGCCATGCGCTCCGGTCGTTGGCCCAACAAGGAAGATGCGTGATGGAGACGCCGTTGCCTACATTCGCACGACGTCTACATCGATCGAACCGAAAGAGCAACGACAGATGACCGATACACAACTCCGAGTGATCTGCCCGTATGCAGGAGTCGTGCACCCTGATACTGATCGGGCGCTGCGTGAGCAGGCGCCGCACGCCGAACTGATCGATGTGGGCGGAAGCCCAACGGCATACTGGTCCCTGCTCGCCGAGACCTGGGCGGATGGCGTCGACTTTCTGCTGGTCGAGCAGGATATCGTGATCCCGCCTGGGGCGATTGATCGTCTGGCGTCGTGCCAGAATCCGTGGTGTTCTCTCGCTCCCGAGATCAGTATTTACCCGTTTGTGACACGCGACACGCCGGCACTGCTGGCGGAGGACGTCGCCGCGCTCACGGCCAACAGGTTTCGAGGCGATGTCATGCGACGTCACCCCGACGTGTTTTCTCGCGTCCCGCAGTGTTGCCGTCACTGGTCAGCGCTGGCCGAGAGCACACTGCGTCCGCTCGAAGTATTCGACCACGAACCGGTTTGCGTCCACTATGACCTACAAACGCTGCACGCCGGTATCCGCGACCGCGACATCGCCACGTACATACGTCGACACCGCGAATGGCAAACCTACATCGGCGAGCACGGCGGCCACGAGGCGTTGAAGGCGGCGGGCGACCGTTACGCTCCTGTGCGCGAGGCATACGAATTCGCGAACCGTATTGATTGTTTCCTCAAAACGCCTGAGTTTCGACGGCTGGGAAAGACCTACAAGGAGAGCCACTCGGAGGATCCTCGCGACGCGTTCGTCGCTCTCGCACAAGCGGCGATGGGCGCCGCAGATAGCGGCGCCGACGTGTTCGATGCTGTCGTCGCGGCGTTGAGTTCCACAAGCGCGGCTGAGTAGAGACGGCGACTGTCGGTCGTCGGGACAGGGCACGCAGCAGTGTGCCGCAACAAGCGAAGGAGCCGAATGCGATCCGCACCGTGCTCACAACACTCGCGGCGATAGTCGTCGTCGCTCTACTAGCAGCACCCACACCAGCACAATCGCGCTCACCGTGGCTGACAGTCGACAGCACGAGCTACAGCCCGTGCTCAAGCGGCACGATCACAGCATCAGGCAAACACACCTACTTCGGTGAGGTCGCGATGAACACACTGCCACTCGGCACGCGCATACAGATCAGACCAGCAGCATTCGGACGTTCGACGTTCACCGTTGAGGACCGCATCGGCAGCGGAAGCGAGCTTGACATCTACCAGCCGAGTTGCACTGCGGCCATCGACTACGGCAGACGAGCAGAGCACGTGCGTGTCCTCGGCGTTGTTGTTCACCACTCCGGGGGCCTTTCGTCTAAGAGATCGCCTCGCCGTGGACCCCCGACAACGCCCCAGAAATGAACATCAGCGCATAAGCGGAATCCCGACTCTCACTTAAGGGGAATTACCATCATTAGCGACGCATACGAACAGATCACGGCGCTCTTGGACGCGGGGCTGTCGCAGAAGGAGACGGCTAAGCGGCTTGGCGTGAGCGAGTCGACGATCAGCCGGCGTTTGGCGAATCATCGCGATGCCGTGGCCGGGTCTGGTCCTGCGCAGGTCGCGGTTGATGCGTTTGTGCTTTCGCTTGGTGCCGAGCTCGCCCCGGATACGGCTGCGCGGGTTGAGGCGCTGCGTAGTTTGGCCGCGAAGCTCGACTGGGCGCGGAGCGCTAGCACTGGAACCGCCGCGATGGCTGCCGCGCAGATCTCCAAAGAGTTCCGGGCTCTGGTTGACGAGTTGCAGCAGGTCGCGTCGTTTGACGAGCTCCGTGCGGCGCTGCTAGCCGACGATGACGGCTGAGGCGCGGTTCGCGACGGCCCGATCGCTGGAGCGTAAGACGTTGGGCGGGGCGGCGGCGAAGGTCGCGAAGCTGCTCGGCCTGCCGTTGATGCCGTGGCAGCGCCAGGTGTTGGACGTGGCGCTGGAGGTCGACGAGACGGGCCGTCTCGTGTACCGCGACGTGATCTTGACGATTCCAAGACAGCAGGGCAAAACGGTCTGCCTGCTGGCGTTGATTGTGACGAGGGCGCTGCTGGAGCCGCGACAAAACATCGTGTATTGCGCTCAGTCGGCGTTGGATGCGAAGAAAAAGTTCGAGGGTGATTGGGTGCCGGCGATCGAGGGTTCGTTGCTCGGCTCGCAGGTGACGGTGCGGCGTGCGCCGGGCCGTGAGGGGCTTGTGTTTGCGAATGGGTCGCGGCAGTCGATCGCGGCGTCTACGCAGAAGGCGGCGCACGGCGAGACGGTCGATCTGGCGATTGTTGATGAGGCGTTCGCGTACGCGGATGCTCGGCTTGAGCAGGCGTTGCGCCCGGCGATGATGACTCGGCCGAACAACCAGTTTTGGGTCGTCAGCACAGCCGGGACGCCTGACCGGTCGCCGTACCTGCTGGACCGGGTGCAGACGGGCCGCCAGGCCGTCGAGGCTGGGTTGACCGAGGGCGTCGCGTTCTGGGAGTGGGCGGCGGCGGATGGTGACGATCCCAGCGACCCGGAGACGTGGCGGAGTTGTATGCCGGCGCTCGGCTACACGGTGACTGAGGATGTGGTGCGGGCTGCGCAGGGGGCGATGGGGCGCAGTGAGTTCGCGCGCGCTTACTTGAACAGGTGGGTGACGTCGATGGGCGACCCGATCGTTTCGATTGAGCATTGGCAGGCGCTTGCGGAGCCAGATGCGCCACGACCGCCGTGGTGTGTCCTCGGATTGGACGTAGGGCCGAAAGGGTCGTCTGCGGCGATTGTCGCGGTGGGCGAGCATGGTGACACGTTGCATGCTGCTCTGCTGGAGCACGGCAGCGGAGTGGAGTGGGTTCCGGCGGCGCTTGCGCGGATCTGCTCCGAGTGGGGCGATCCGCGGGTTATCGTCGACGGCAAGGCGTGCGGCGCGATTCTGCCGGAACTTGAGCGGGCGACCAACTTTAAGGTGGTGGAGCTCGGCACGGGCGACATCCCGCCGGCTTGCGCATTTTGGCTGCGGCTCGTGAAGGACGGCAAGTTGCGGCATCGCGGCGAGAAGGAGTTGACGATCGCGCTCGACGGCGCCGGCCAGCGCACGCTCGGCGACGGGTGGGCTTGGAGTCGCCGGAACAGCGGGACCGACATTACTCCGCTCGTTGCTATGACTCTCGCCGCCAGCTTCTGGCACGGAAGTTTTCAGACGCTCCAAGCGGAGGGCGAGTGAACCACTACAACCACGCATATCGACGTGCTCGGGCGCGGGTGCTGAACGGCGCGCAAGCATGCTGGATTTGTGGCGGACCACTCGACTTTGACGCACCGCGGCGCTCGCCGCGAAGCCCGAGCGTAGATCACATTTTCAGTGTTCGCGCGATGCGCGGCATGGACACGGCAACACGCGAACGACTCCTGCTGGACCCCGAGAACCTGCGGCCCGCGCACTTGGGTTGCAACAGCGCCAGGGGCGACGGACGCCGCGACAAACCAACACACATATCGAGAGGGTGGCCGTGACGGATAGCGAAACTGCTGCAAATCGGTTTGGGTTGCTCCCAAGTGACTTCGACTACGACTCGGAGGCGGCGGCCATCGCGGAGCGCTTTCTTGGAGACGTGGGCTGCGGTGTCGACGAGGCGGACGCGCTGCGGTTGGAGGGCGGCACGGTGGAGATGATGCGTTCGTGGGAACAGTCCCGGAGGTTTCGCAGGGCGCTCGCGAAGTGCCGCGAGATGGGCGAGGACGAGCGTCGTTACGCCATAGAGAAGGCGCAGGGACAGTCGGATGACGATGAGTTCGCCGGCATCGACGAACCGTTTGCGGTGTAGGGATGCGCGGCCCTCGTGGCCCGCACTGCCCCACACACAGAACTTGCCGCCCCAATTTGTAGGGGCGTAGCGTTGGGTGGTCAGAAGTGTGAACGGCCGTTCACACTTTCGGCTAACGCCTGGCGAGTAGCAACAGTTCACGTCCGCGCAGCCGGTCCGGGAACGCCAGTTAAGGCGGGTACCGCGGCTTCGCGGGTGTGAACGCACGCACAGTACCGCTTCACGAAGTTGATCCTGACGGTCCGGGAAAACCCTTTACGGGGAAGTACCGCGGCGGGGCGACTCTGTGGAGGTCCGGGACCGGCGTGTTGGAAAGTCCAACACGACGGAAGTAGGCAGTAAATGAAGGTCTCAGAGGCGCTGCAAGAACAGCGCGACAAAGTAGTAGCCGAGTTTGACAAGTTGGTCAAGCCCGGTAGTGAGGTTTCGGTCGAGGAGCAGCGTCGCGCTGAGTCGCTGCTCCGGACCGTCGAAGAGATCGATGAGCGGCTCGCGAAAGTGAACCGCGCCGATGAACGAAGGCAGCAGCTCAACGGGCGCACTATCGACGTTGATATTGCGGTCACGGGCGAGCCAATGACGTACGGACCGACAAGCGGCAATTCGTATTTCGCTGACTTGGTGCGGTCCGCAAACTCGCAGCACGCGCCTGATATGGGCGCAAGCCAACGCATGGCCCGCTGGGCGCACGAGGTTGAGCGCGAAATCTCGGACGGTTCGGCGATCGGCAAACAGGCCGAGGCGTCGTTGCGGGAGCAGTTCCGCAGCACCTCGGTCGAGACCGCGCAACGCGCGATGGTCGATGTTCGTGATCGCGGACGCACCTCGCTAGAGCAGAAGGAGCAGCGTACCGGCATCGTGTCGGGTGGTGGCGCCTCGGCGTCAGCAGCCAGCGGTGGCGCAGCGTTCGTTACGCCTCTCTTCTTTGTGGATAAGTACGCGCCGTACCGCGAGTATGGTCGCGCGTTTATCGACCAGTGCAACAAGCAGACGCTCCCAGAATGGGGAATGGAAGTCTATATCCCGGTCGTCACAGGGCCGGCTGGTGTTGCACAGCAGAACACGGAAGGCACTGGCGTGCAAGAGACTGACCCGACGTTCGGGTACAAGTCTGGCGCGCTGATCACACAGGCCGGACAGGTTATCGTTTCACAGCAGCTGCTCGATCGCGCCGGGCCGAACTTTTCGTTCGACTCGATGATCTTCGACCAGTTGATGCGGGACTACGCTCCGAAGGTTGACTCGTACGCGCTGACGCAGGTGCTTGCGGGTGCGGCGTCGCAGCCGTGGACGGGCAACGCTGGTGCGTTTGCGCTTTCCGTAGCTTCCGGGTCTGGCGGGTTTTACGGTCAGGTGTCGAAGGCGAAGGCGGCGATCCGTACTACTGCGGGCACCGTGCTGAACCCGACGCATCTGTTCCTGTCGCCGCAGATTTGGGAGTTTATTGCGGCGCAGGCTGACGCGAACAGTCGTCCGCTTGTTGTTCCGGATTACGCTGGCGTGTTCAACGCTGCCGCAGCCGGTAGCAACGATGGTGATGTTGGCATCGAGGGTGTCACTGGGTACCGGTTTAACGGTCTTCCGGTCTACACTGACGGTAACATCCCGGCGATTGGTACGACGTCTGAGAGTCAGGCGATTGTTGGTGACCTGGCCGAAGTGTATGTGTATGAAGGTGCAGTAATTCCGAGGGTGATCCCGCAGACACTGGCGCAGTCACTTCAGAGCATCCTTCAAATCTACAGCTACGTGGCAGTTGTGGTGAGGTATCCGCTTGGCGTGGTGTCGATCTTTGGCACTCCGTTCGCGACGCCGACATACACCGACTAGCAGCCGGTAGTAAGCAGTTCGTAGTTCCGCGCGGGATTGGATCTCGTGCACCGTTCGATTCGGTGCCCCGCGCATATTCCTTGCAAACAAACGAGAGGGTAGCGAGAGGCATGATCGACGTAGAGCAGTTATTTGCGAGCCTTCCCGACGGTCCGATGTCTGATGCCGATCTCGATCGCACCTTGCGGCAAATCGGGTCAGTCGAACCAAACAATTTCGCCATGCTGGACGCGCTCCGCCTTGCGGTCACGCAGAATGGACTCGTCCACCGTGATGCAGGCGGCCGTCTCGTCAAGGTTGCGACGATCCCGCCGTGGCCGACCGACGCGGAGTTGCTATCGCAGCGCGCGCAGCGTGAGCATGACGAGTTTTTCGCCGATCGAGGCGATTACATCAATCCGGCGCGCCGAGAGCTTGAGGCGTTCGTTCAGGGTTTGATCGACGAGCGGTTGGGGGCACTCGAAGAACGAGTGTGCGAGCTAGAGGGGCATCTGGCAGCGGTCTGAAAGCTTGCAGCGTCTGACATTGCGCGCTGCAGGGTCCGGCGGCGGTCCCTACCTTCTTCCGCTGCCGGAATTTCGTCGCCGACGGGCGACGAGCTACCCCTCCCGTGGCCGGCCGGCATCACGGACGGACTGGGATAAGTCCCAGGGCGTTCCCGGCCGGTCACGGGCCAAATGTGAATCACCTTCGGTGCGGATTCGTTCGCGCCGACGGACGGGCCCGGGACTGCGGCTGCATCCGTAGCCACAGTGAGGCCCCAGCCCGTCGCGCCCGGTCTCGCTGTCGCCTCCCGGGGTGAGGCCGGGCTCAATCTTGTGGCGCCCGCCTGGCGGTGGCGCCGCGAGCGCCCGGGTTCCCGCAGCACGGCCTTCTCCGTCTCGGCCAGCCGTGCTGCGGGCCGGGCGAACACACCGTTCGAGACGCGTTCTAAGCCGTTCTCCCGCCCTTAGACGCCCCGCGGGGCGTTCTCCCTATCCGTCCAGGGGCTCACGCTCTGGAAGGTTTTTGCCGATGATGCGCGAACACCGCACCACCCGGAAGAATCTAACTACGCAACACGCGCAAATGTGCCCGGCAGTCTGTCCGGGAACCCTGTAACGCTGCACCCCACAACATCAAAAGTGCCCCCGGACCGCAGCACGGCCCGGGGGCGGCACCGAAGGACGTGACCCTTCGGCGCGCCACGCAGCCTAACTATCCAGCCGGTTGCGTTCCTCGCCAAGATCGTCGCTCTTTCGGTGTCCTAACCGAAGGGGAGAACGATGACTGACACGACAGCCGTACCGACGATCAGCGTCACGGCCGAGGAAGTGGAAACGTTCCGCGTCGACCCGTACTTCCACGGGACGATGAGCATTGGCTACGCGGTCGACGTCGTGGCCTTC